ATAAAGGGGTTCGCTGAAACTACTTATCTAAGTGTATTATTGTAAGTTTGATTAGCATTAGACGGGATTTCCACACTCATTGTTTTCTCATATTCAGTACAACTCAGAATTGCCAAAGACGCAGACAGCATCCCCCCAGTATATTATTTTATTTTCATTTTATTTTCATTTAGGCGTTGGTTTCACTTTTTCGGGGGGGGGGAGGGGTAAGCTTATTACAATATTCCCTGATAAGTGGTAACAGTTCGCTCACTGTATTAATCACTCCAACCCTCGATAATTCATTTCCGTTTTTCTCATATATGGCATTTCTATCATTAAAATAAATGGCATTCTTTAGATCCATTCCCGGAACATAAAAAGCCCTGTATTTTCCATCCCCTATAAGTGCCAGATTCCCTCTTCTGAAAACTTTTAATGTGGGGCGATTGCAACCTTCAGGGGCTCGAACTTGTTCTGTATGTTCAAAGCCGTATGTCAAAAGAATATGTTTATCAAGATATTCCAGCCATTGAAATTCTATTTTTTGAAGACCTTCGTTTGAAGCTGATTTTAGAGGATTAATGCTGATGCATTTCAAGTGATTCTTATTTATAACCCGCTGTTCAACGGTTATAAATTCCTCAAATAGTATCATATCATCCTTTTCAGGTTCAACAACCAGCGTCAGAACTCCGTTTTTTCTTTCAAAACTTGCTTTCATATATTAATCTCCTATAGCTCTAAATTTTGACCTTACCACTGCATGAGTTTTATTTGATACCTTATGTTCGAAGCGCAAATAATCAACGCACTGTTTTAAATAATCTAATCCAATTTTTTCAGCATCGTTAGCAATTCTCACAATGGTTTTTTCATCAACTGCATCCGAGAACTCGCTCTTTTTGGTTACAACCGCAAAGGCTGTCACGTTTACGTTTTGATTCCTTACAAAGCGAGAATAAACCAAGTAGCCCATTGCTTTTTTAAGTCCGGGAAAACTCTTACAAGAATTGTCGTAAAGTCCACCATCAAACAATAAATTATATTTGCTTCTGTCTCGCTCAATATCCAAGTATAACCGAACGTCGATACTTTTTCTCAAATAAAGCTCCTCGCATTCATCTATGTAAGGTAGTAACCGCTTTGTATCGTTTATGTTTTCCGCAATCGGTCTGATAGCTCTAATATCTTCAGGAAATATTATCATTGTGCCGGTATATTAGGAATTAAATTATTTGCTTCATCTTCACTCAATCCGAAAAGCGTTTTTGCAATAGCAATTTTTTGGCTATATAAAAGTGTTTTGTCGTTTACCAATAAAATCAGCTCTTTCAGTTGTGTATCTCCCAATCGGTCTGCCAGTGTCATTTCCACCTCATAACTTAGTGGAGTGATTGAGTAGTTTCCGCTTGTTGGTTCTGACCAGTGCTGAAAAAGTGTTGCAAATACCCTCTCAAGCGCAAGGCGTTCATTTTGTGTTACTGAGTTATAATAATTGTAAGCGTTGAGCATTAAATCAGCTCCAAAATTGGCACCTACATTTTCAGCCCTCAAAATTGGCGGTTGATTGAAAGCCTTTCCGATGTTTGATTGAGAACTAGCCAGCGTAACATTAAACTCCTTGTCGTAGTTAGTTGTTTTAAAGCTCACAAATTCCGGTTTTTCTTCGTCAGAACCTACCTCAACATAAATGATTTTACAAGCTCTTTCATCTCCTTGAAATTCCTTGAACGATGTTTCAAGTTCGCCCTTATTTTCTTCCCGCTCTTTTTCATCGGGTGTTCGTGCCTGGTCTAAATCTGCCGGGCTTGAATTGTCCGACACTTTATTGATCAGCATACCGGCTGTTAGAAAATTATTCCTGGCATTACGATTTGAAACGTTAGCGATTCCCTCTTCAGTATTCATATCTGTTAGAACTGAATCGAAAATAGGAAGAGGATAAACCCGTTCACCCTCCTTGGAGAAATAAAATATCTGACCTTTATAGTTTGCCCATCCGCCCGCTGCATCAACTTGTTCCTGAATAATTACCGGATCAGGACAAAAAAAGTCGATAAAATGAATATCGTTCTTGCTCCATTTGCGTAGCATTAAGAACCTGCGACCCCAGTCGTGATGAAGAGCCAATTTATCAAACTGTCCGCTCTCAGGATTCAAAGCATGAAAACGAACCTGTTCAAAAGGTATATGCTGAAGTTCGCTAATCTGATAATTTGCGTTCCAGTTCACATGAATTGCAAAGCCGCCAAATTCAGCAAAGTCTTTTGATATTTGGTCCACAAGATAATCGTTCGTGTGCCCTAATTTATTGACAACTTTTCTGTAAAAATCAACATCCTCAAAACCTTTTCCACTGATAAATTTTGAATAAATTCCAACACAACTTTTCCCGGTACCTGAAGCATCGACAATCTCCATAATCTGTTGCGGATAGTCGTTCGATTCTCCATAAGATTGAATGTTCAACCCCCTGTCGTTGCGGAGTTGAAAACGCCTATCTCTTTTTAGTACTGTTGCTTTCATTGTGCCTGAATTGGTTGCGGGTGAAGGATTTGAACCATCGACCTTTAGATTATGAGTCTAACGAGCTTCCTGACTGCTCTAACCCGCTGTTTGGTAAAAATCTGCACTCGAAATTGACTGCAGACTTTTGTTTTTTTTAAACTACTGGAGTTTATTCCGGTGTGGGAGTTGCAACAACTTGAGCAGCTGCTCTATCAATCAGTTCAATCAAAAAGCGTTGAGTCAGATTTTTAGTTCCGACTGTTTTGGTTTCTTTGAATGATTCTTTGATGGCTGTTTTAGTTGTGCTGGCTTTCAATTGTTCTACAATCTGAGCAACAACAACATTTTCAGCATCTACCTGAATCTGAATAGCTGATTCCAAAGCTGCTTTTTCTTCTTCTGTCAATTCTGGTTCAGTGCCCGGGATAACATAAGCCTCAATCAGTTCATCGACGTTTTCAGGAAGTTCCTGAAATAAATCACGACAATTCGGGTTTGTCTTCAAATGATACAGAGCCAAATCGTCTGTGATGTTGGCATTAGAACAAAGCAAATCGTTGTCGAAATTGACAGTGTCCTGAAGTAATGCTCCGGCAAATAGCCAGAATCCTAATATTGTTTTCATAAATGTTTTAGTGGTTTTATTGAATAGAAAACTGTTTACCGAGAAAGCAAACAGTTTTCTATCAAGATTTTTAAGCAATTAAGCCAGCCAGCATTGATTCGGTAGCTGTAACTGAAGTAATGAATACCGATTTTGGAAGAGAGGTTTCTTTCGATTTTGCACCGGATCCCAGTCCTAAATCATAAACAACTTTATCACCCATTAAAGTAGGCGCCTTCATTGTCATGAGTTCTAATCCAGCATCCCATCCGTAAGCTTCATACTGAATTTCACCAGCTGTGCCGAGTTCCTTATTTTGAACAATGGCAATGACACGGGCTAATTTCAAGCTTTCAACAAAAGCTTTTGCGGCTTGTGTTTTAGAGAATATACGAAGTGATAACTTCTGGTCGAAATCAGAATAGTAAACACCTTTTACCAACTCAGTTTCGCCATCAACTGAGTTGTCAAGCGTTTCAAATACATAGCCTTTTTTAGTGGCTTGCATCACGATGGCGCTAATAACGTTAGCGGTTACTGTTGAACTGATTTTGTTCACGTCAGTATAGCTCAAAAGATAAACCTTTGAACCTGTTCCAGGGATTGAATTACGAGTTGCTGATACAGCAACTAATCCGGTAGTGATTTGCGATACGTCCATTTTGTTTCTCCTTTCTGTTTTTTACTCTAAAAGTGAACCCTTTTCAGAGCTCACTTTTATTTCAAAAACTATTTTTAGATTGCCAGTTGGAATAAGACAGGGTTCAACAATTTTGCATCGGCTTTCCCTTGTGCTTCGATTTTCACCAAGCGGGTGTCTTTATCATACCACACATCCAAATCACCGAATGATTTTTCAGAATCAACACCAACTGCCAAAATATCTTTCGATATGTAGACAATACGGTGAGGGTTTACCAGCTTCGTACCGTTGTTGTAGTACGCTTTGATGATCACATCCCAAATTGGAATTGGAATCAGCGGAAGCCCGTTGTAAGTAACGGTTTTCATTCCGGCTACTAAGTTAGTGTACATACTTTCTACCATACCAGCTCCGGTTGCCTGAAGAGATTGGATATAAGCATCGTAAACTGACTGAGTGCAAAGAATAAACTGATTTCCCATCTTTCGGATGTTGATGTCAGCTAGGAATACAACAGATTGCAAGTAACCTTTTACGTTTGCAGGCAAAAGAGCCTGATTTGCGTAGGAGTTGCCAGCATTTTCACTGATAGCTACTTTTTGAGCTGCGTTAGCAGTAACCTGGGTAAGCATTTGTTTCCAAAATCCATCAATCAGGTTGAAGAATGTTTTGTCAGTCCCAGCGGTCAATGTTCCACCATTAGCGATCACATCAGCTGCTGTATCGTTGAACCATACCAAACGAATGATAAATTCTTTCACGCTCAAAGCCAAAGCTTCCAAAACGATAGCCATGTAATCACTTGAAGTAAAGTCAGAATAAGAAGCACCGGTTTTCATGCTGTAAACAGCTGCAGTACTTTCGATGTCACTGCGATGTTGGTGAATAAGGATTTCCCATCCTTTAGGAGTCCAAACGATTTTGCGGGTTGCAATAGCATAAGCTTGTGCAACTGGAGGAACTGTAGCACCCTGTTGTGCTTTACCCACCATTCCACCTTTACCGATAAAGCCAATTTCCTTGTCGAAAACGATGTTATCATAAATGGTGTGGATAAGGCTGATTTCAGGAGCTTCCAAAACTTCATCCCAAAGCAAGGTTTTTACTTCACGAATTTGTTCAGCGGTGAAGCTGAAATTGTCAAAATTCAAAACTTTTGCCATTACTTAATTCCTTTCATTTTTTTGCGTTTCTCGGCAGTCTCGTTACGCAGCTCTTCAGCGGTTAATACATTGGTTTGCACTCCGGGAGTTTTCACACGTGGAGTGGGTTTGAAATTACTGGTAATGTGATTGCTCAACTCAGTAATCAGGTTGCGTGCGTTGGTCAACTCCTCCTTCAAAGAAGTATTTTCCGTTTGCAGGTTTTCAACTTCAGTTGCATCGGGTTGAGGATCGCTGATTGACTCAACAACTCCACCGGTGATGACAACTGTACGTTCATCGGGCAATTCGTATGTTCCATCGGGAGAGGCAGGGTCGCCAACCGCGATGCTGTCGTCCTCTTTTTCCGTTGTAAACAATACTTTACCATCGGCATCTTTGAACTCATAGTTAGTGGGTTCGGGAGAGCCATCCAAAAGGTTAGTAATTTTCTTGCCAAGCTCTTTAGCCTGGTTCAAAAGTTCCTGAACCGTTTTTACTTGTTTGCTCATTTGGATTTTGGGTTTTTTGTTAGTACTGTATGTATTGATTTTTGAAATAAATCCGTATTGAAGTAATTCCTGAGCGGTACGCTGTTTTTCCTCTTTCATAAGAGTTTCGAGTTCCGTTCTGTCATGTCCGGTTCTATCAGCGTAGATATCTAAGATTGCATTTTGCTCTCTGTCAATTTCCTCTGCTAAGGTTCTGAGTTCATCTGCTTTGAGTGCATCCCATGAGCCGCCCCTAACTTCATGAATAAGTGCCCGGCTATTTGGGTTTGCTGTGCGATTTTCGGCTGGAGCTGCTAAGAGTAAGACAATGGCCATAGAGTGACAACCACCCTCGATGTTGCAGAATAAAGTTTTGCCCGAAGTGCGAAGTACATCGTAAATTCTCAGACCTTCGGAAACAGTACCACCATCACAATCGATGTTGAACTTGAATTCTTCTTCGTCCGGGTATTCCTCAAAGATTCGGTGAATGGTATCAGCGGAGAATGTGAATTCTTCTTCGTCGAACATCCAACACCAGAAAATATCATCTTTGTCGATGGGCTTGTAAACCTTAATCTCTAGCATTGCAAAACTATTTTTCACAAAAGTAGGGAGTTATAAAAATGGTTGTTGGTCATTTTTTTGACCTGTGGCACTGGGGTGGCATAAAAAAAGCCAGAACTTCACAGCCCCGGCTTTTTGTCACAACAAATTATGTAAGAATCAAAAGTTCGCTCTATCCTGAATAGTTGAATAGTTCTTATCAGCCTTGCGAATATCTTCAATGGTTGATACCACTTTTACTTTTGCCACTGCCTTTTCCATGGCATCCTGAATGTCTGCTTTGCTTACTCCATTGTTATTCACTGCTGAGCGTGCTGAATATCCGCCATCGCTCACAAACCGAGGACTAGGAGCGAAAGCCACTCCACCACCGGCCACATTCAATGCTGATAAAATTGGAGCGAACATCGCTGTACTTCGTTTATTTATAATCGCTTCACCGCCCTCCGCCTCGATAGGTATTCCACCCATTGCGTGGGATGGACCATTCAACAATAAACCGCGCGAAGCTTTTGGTAGTGGTTGAGCCAAAACGGAAGCTATCTGTAATCCGCCTATTGCAGCAACAATCTCGGCAAATGGCATACCACCGGTTAGCGGGAATTCAGCAACCGCCTTAACGATTCCCTCTGCTGTTGACATTCCGATATTAAATACCGAAGTGATTTGGTCGAATACGGCTTTATCGTGAATAACTTTCTTTTTCTCTTTTTCAAGTGCATCCGATTTCTTTTTAGCATCAGCATCAATTTTTTGTTTTTCACGTTCTGCCTGATCCTTGGACATTACCCCGGCTTTCTCTTTTTCATCAATTGCCGCTTTCTGTGTTTCCTGGGCGCTTGTTACTTTGGTTGACTCTTCTTC